GCAGTGGAGTTTTCCAGGTAGACAGTCATGGCATTCAGGTTTTGATAAAGAAATTTCTGTTAATAGTGAAATTAATCTACTAACAAATGTTTTATCAAATGATAAATTCAAAAATTTTGTAGACACATTTAAGATAATTGATAGCACTTATAATCAATATTTTAATTTAAATAAACATATATCTATTTTAAATAATATTTGTAAAAAGTTGAATAAAAGTATACACTATATAAATGGAGGTATGTATTTAGATCCAATTTTTTTAAGAAGTGATAAAATAAAAAATTTTGATGAACAACTACTTCCTGAGTCTAAACTATTAGTTGATTTAGAAAATTTACCTGATGATGATTTAGAAAAGTCACTACAAGAAATTAGAACAAATTTGTCAGTTATTGATGAAAAACAGTGGATAACTATAGAAAAAATAGAAGTAGTAGACAGAGGCAATGACGGCAGACACCCTGGAGTAATGAGTAATTTTTTACTAGCAAACAAAATAATAAAATACTTAGAAGATAAAATATAATGGCTAAAGAATATACAGTAGATTTACAAAAATTATTTTTAGAAATGATGATGAATGATGCACAAAATTTTGTGCGTGTACAGAACATTTATAATGTACAAAACTTTGATAGGAGTCTAATTGATACTGCAAAGTTTATTAAAGAACACAGTGATGATCATGGTGCTCTGCCTACTTATGAACAAGTTCGTGCAGTGACAGGCGTTGAGCTAAAGCCAGTGCCTGATATAAGTGAAAGCCACAATGATTGGTTTTTAGCAGAGTTTGAAGGCTTTACTAAAAGACAGGAATTGGAACGTGCAATACTTAAGAGTGCAGACTTATTAGAGAAAGGCACATATGACCCAGTAGAAAAAATTATTAAAGATGCAGTGCAAATTAGTTTAACAAAAGACATGGGAACAGACTATTTTGCTGATCCTCGTGGTAGATTAATGGCACTTAAAGATAACAATGGACAGATTACAACAGGTTGGCCTGCAATGGATAAGAAGTTGTTTGGTGGTATGAACAAAGGTGAGCTGAATATATTTGCTGGTGGATCTGGTAGTGGTAAAAGTTTGTTTATGCAGAACTTGGCAGTCAACTGGATTACAAATGGTTTGAATGGAGTATACTTAACATTAGAACTTAGTGAAGGTCTAAGTGCTATGAGAATAGATAGTATGCTTACAAATGTATCTACTAAAGAAGTATTTAAAGACTTAGAAACAGTAGAAATGAAAGTAAAGATGGCTGGCAAAAAGGCAGGTAAACTGCAGATAAAATATATGCCAGCACAGAGCAATGTTAATGATGTAAGAGCATATTTAAAAGAACTACAGATAAAAAATGGTTGGAATGTGGACTTCCTGCTTATTGACTATTTGGATTTGCTTATGCCAGTAAGTGCAAAAGTATCTCCAAGTGATTTATTTGTGAAAGACAAATATGTAAGTGAAGAATTACGTAACCTAGCAAAGGAATTAAACTGTGTGTTTGTGACTGCTTCGCAGTTAAACAGAGGTGCAGTAGATGAAATAGAGTTTGATCACAGTCATATTAGTGGTGGACTTAGTAAAATTAATACTGCTGATAATGTTTTTGGTATATTTACAAGTCGTGCAATGAGAGAACGTGGCAGGTATCAATTACAACTTATGAAGACTAGAAGCAGTAGCGGTGTTGGACAAAAGATAGATTTGGAATTTGATATTGAAAGTTTGCGTATTCGTGACTTAGGAGAGGATCAAGAGTATCAACAGTTTAAGAAACAGAGTTCAAGTATCTATGAGCAACTTAAGAACAAAGGTAGTTCAGGAGTTGTAGAAGCACCTGAAGGCGATACTGGTAAGATTACTGCAAGTGTACAAAGTAGTAAACTGAAAGATATGCTCGCTGGATTGAAACAAGGTGATTAAATATGCAGATATTAGGCATGTTGAATTAGAACTCAGCAGCCATTGCAATGCACGTTGTCCATTATGTCCTCGTAATTTATTTGGTTATACATTTAATACAGGATACACTGCAAAGCATCTAACACTAAACGAAGTCAAAACTATTCTTCCTAAAGATTTTCTTACACAAATAATTAAAGTAACATTTGAAGGTAATTATGGCGATCCTATGATGAATCCAGAGTTACTAGAAATTGTCGAATATTTAGATAAACCTGTGAAAATTTTTACAAATGCTAGTTTACAAACTGAATTATTTTGGCAACGTCTCGCACAACTAGATGTTAAGGTATATTTTGCACTAGACGGTTTAGCAGATACTCATAGTATCTATAGACAAAACACAAACTTTACAAAAATTATTAACAATGCGAAAACATTTATTCAAGCAGGTGGTATTGCAATATGGAAAATGATAAAGTTTGATCATAATAAACATCAAGTGAAAGACTGTGAAAAGTTGAGTAAGCAACTTAGATTCAAAGATTTTCTTGTAGTGGACCATGGAAGGAATAGCGGACCAGTTTTCGATGATGCTGGAAACTTAATTAGAGTTATAGGAAATTTTACAGGTAGTACTGATTTACAATATTACATCGATGTAATTAACAATGGCGACATGTTCATTGAAGATATCTGGGACAAACCTAAAAATAAAATTAATTGTGATACTATCAAAAATAGTAGTATATATATTAGTAGTGAAGGTGACGTTTATCCTTGTTGTTTTATGGGTTTCAATCCTCGCAAATATGGAAAAGGACGTTGGCATCAACCTGTAAACAAACAAATACAAAAAATATTACAACCTAATAATGCACTTGAACAATCATTAGAAAAATGCATTGAATGGTTTAATAATATTCCTATATGTTGGAAAAAATCTACGTTTGAAGAAGGTAGACTTATTGTTTGTGATGCTTGTTGTGGTTCTAATTAAGATATTGATGTAGTCTATGTCCTTTAGCATCATAGCAGTCTATATAACGGGCACCATTGCTATAACGTACTTTGCCACTGCCTACTACAACATCATGATCTCTATATCCAAAAGGCTTTTTTACTGTAACATCAATGTATTCACCGTTAGCAATACCCAGTGTTAAGAAAGTAACATACCTTCCTTGTTCTCCTTTGAACACTCTACCATTTGCAACAAGTCCTGCAAAGTTTACACGATCTCCCCAGGTTTCCTGTACAAACATATGTGGCATAAATTCTGGTTGTGTCCAGTATCCATAACGTTTATATTGTGTTTGTGGTGATTCTGTAATGCCATTTGGAAAGCCTAGTTCACGTAAATCCCATCCTGCATTTTTTGCTTCTGTTTTGTGTACCCAACGTCTATAACTGCCTTGACAATGTTTGAGTGCGGAACGCCAAAATTGTTTTGGGTTGTGTGCCTTTTGATATGCAAGTGCCCAGATTAATCTACCTAAGTTTACTGCATGAGCTCTGCACAATCCAAAGTTTCCTAGTCCATATAGTTCCTGTATAATCTCTGCCTTGTTATCACTGTCGCCCATGCGTTCCATAAACTCCATAACACGTTCTTCATCACGTTTGGCAAATGCACGACGATACATATCTGCTTCATACATATCACAACCTATAAGTTTGGATATCTTTTTAATCGCATCATCTTCATATACAATAGTATCATCTAATCTTTGTTCGGTCCAGTCCTGAAAGAACGCCGCCTTCTGTCTGCCTGTAGTTGCTACTGGTCTTATCAGTGCAGTTGCGAATACACAATCACTTTTACTTTTTGGTTGTATTGCTTGGAATAATCTTCTCATAGCAGGTGACTCTGCTTGTGTAACTCCTATAACATCACCATTGCAAAGCATCTGACTTGTTTCATAATCTTCTTCTGGGTATGCTTCTAATGGTGTCTCTGAATCTATTTCCAGTAGTTGACTGAGTCCTCGATTCGCAAGGATATCTATCTTAAGATGTTCCAAGTCTTCTACTTCACGTTTGTCTAATAATATTTGATTGTCTGCGTTCATTAGGCTCTTTGGCATATTGTGTTTGAATATAAGAACTCCTCCACAGTGTTTTGATATTGCTCTTTTCTTTCCTAATAATTTTCGTTCGATTCTCATTGCTTCTTCCTTGTCTATATCTAAATCTTCATACTTAAAGCCACGAGGGAGTTTACCAGATGCACCCATACGTCGTGCGGCTTCACGCCTTGCACTCTTTT